TTGCCAATCTTCAAAAAATAACTCGTTAGCCTCGTTAATAAATAACAAGTCCCTTTTTCTACCTCTTACTTTCTGTGGCTGATCTAACGAAATAAACTCTACTCTGTTCCCGTATAAGTTGTATTCGTTACTTGATTTGTTGTGTAGTTCAGGATAGTACATTTTGTACTCCCTTAGTATTTGTATGAAGTCCCTCATTACAGTAGCACGTACTGAAGGGAATGTCTTTCTACATATAGTTATTGTTTTACCTCTATTCTGCGTACAGTACCCAAATATAATCCACAGCAGTATGTTATAAGTTTTACCGCTTCGTGTTCCTCCCTGCTCTACAATTATTTTCTTATCACTTGTAGATAGGTGTTCGTAAACTACATTTGTGCGTAGGTGCATTATTTAACAATCTCAACCTTGACATTATCAGGAAAAGCATTTGTTTCTATTTCTTGACGTTCTACATAACCTCTGCTCTTGCCTTTAGTTTTAAGTGCGAATATAATAGACGTTGTGTCCCCTGCATTTATCTTTTCGACTAATTTACTCTCTACAAAGTCTAAAAAACGGTCAGGTGCTTTTACGCTGCCTAACTCTTGTGCAAAATCTGCGTCAGTATCTAGCCAATTGTAGTAGGTTTGTCTTACGATACCTACTGCCTTGCAACTTTGTGTTATATTCCCAAATGTTTTCTTAAACGCTTCAATGAACGCTTCTTTTTGTAATTTTTTGTCCATTTCTGTCTAACTATTTATATTTTTTAATATTGTTTTGTAAAGATTTTCGCTTTCTTTTTCAGTATTGTTTGGCATCAGTGTAACTTTGTTTTTAGCTATAATGTTCGCTATCTTAGTTTTCTTAGCCTTCTTAAACTTCTCTGATTGATTATCTGCTCTTTTTTCGTGTCTTTTATGTAACGTTTCTTTGTTCGCTTCGACTACTATAATATCACAGGTGTATTTATCGAACAGACTTTGATTAAAAAGCCTATCTCCCTCGAATACTATTGTTGCGTCTTGTAACTTGTCTATTAGCTTAAAAAAGTGTGGCTGTACTGCCATTGATAATTTGTCTGTACCGCTGAATGTCGAATCATCGTAAATTCCTATAAAGTACAGATTGTGCTTCAGGTTGTACGTTCCCCTGACAAGACCATAAGTAAAGTTCTTCAATGGTGCATAGTTACGCATAACTTTCTTCATTAGCGTTGTTTTACCACTTGCAGGTTCGCCTCCTATTGCTATGATTCTTTTAGCCATTTCTTATCGTATGTTTCGTTTCTAAAGTCCCACAGTACTGACCAATCTACACCGCTGCTGACATTGTATTGCATTTTCTCTATTTCCTTTCGTTGTCGCTCTATGTAATAGCCTATGTATCTTTTGCCTAGTTTGTATTTTTTATAAGCACACAGGGTTGTTTCTATGTTCCATATATTTGTGTGTTCTATTCTTAGTCTTTTGATGTCATCGTGTAACTTGCTAAACTCGTATTGCAGGTACTTTATTTGTTTTGTGTTTAATCGTTTCTTAGTTCCGTGTGTGTCTAGATCGTTTCTGCCTAAGTGATATACAAGACCATTTCTACAGCTTTCTGCTTCTTTCAAGTTTAGTACAGTTGGCTCTAAGTCATAATCTGTTAGCACATTTACCATTTCAAGATAAATAAACATAGTGAATCTTCCAAAGTTTCTAATTGCTAATAAATCTTGATAACAGTTGTCGTAAGTAAGCTGTCTGCTTGGCTGTTTTAGTGACTTAAAATAATTGTGCTGTGTACTGCCATTAAGTAGCTGCTTATAAGAAACAAATGTTTCAACTAATCTGTCTTGTGTCTTTACTCTTAATCTGTCTGTTTGAAATAAAGTCTTGTGTTTGTTTTTGTCCCACCAACGCTGCAGTCTGTTCACGTCCACGTTTTCATAGTCAGGAAACTCATTGTAGATGTAATATACGTTTGTAGCTGAATAACAAGTAGCAAATAAAAAAGCTAACCAATAGCGTTGCTCTATATTAAGTTCAAACCTGTCAGAAATGTATCGTAAACAATCATTGCTAGGGTCTATGTCTTTTGCTTCTGATGAGCGAACGTGATAATCTATGTAATCCACCATATGTTTTGCTGCACACCTGCGTTTGTTTGTGTCTTTCCTACTTTAGTCATACCCATCTTGTCATAAAATGCATTGCCTACATCGTTGTCTAAATTGCACTTTAACATTAAAGGTCTAGGTATTTTGTCAAACAACTTTCTTCCTACTCCTTTTTGTTTTGTGTCATTGTCTACAGCTATCTCGTGTAGCACATACGCACTATATTTTTTTGAATAACCATAACGCATAAAACCTCCTTGTTCAGCTACATAAAAAACGTGCTTTGCTGTACCATCTATGTATTTATCCCAAGACCAATACAAATTAAAGCTGCCAATGTGCTTTGAACTTTGCTTGTATAGTTTTTTTATAAATTCTTTATCAGATTCTACTGCTTTTCTAATATTCATATAACACGTTTGGCTCTAATTCTTCAGGCTCTAAACTTTTGTCTGCTCTTTTAAATATATCTCTTGTAGAAGCAAAATAAACAGCATTGTCGTGTTCTAACCGCCACAAAGGTCTATTAGTGTTTCTTATAACGTAAAGTTTATTAGAGTCCGTTAAAATAAGTCCTGCGAAACTTCCTCTAGTTTTTGAAATAAACTCTTGTATCTTCTGTTTGTCTTTACCGCACTTCTTTATGACTATCTCACCATCATTATCAGTATACATTTGTATATCATACCTTTGTTCTATTTCTTTCTTAGTTCCCATATCAAGAACTCCGTTGAAAACTAAGGATATGTCGTCTATGTGTATTGGCTGATTATTTTCGTGGTCTTTATAGTCGCCACTTGTAGAGTAACGATTGTGGTATATTATTTTGTTAGCTACAGGGAAACTAATATCTGTAATTTCGTGCTGCTTGACTGTCTGCAACTTCTCGTCTTTGTAGGTGTAGCCAAAACTATGCAGTCCCCTTATTTTACTTTGCTCGATTATTTTATTAAGCAAGTTAATATGGCTTTCATTTGGCTGTTCGCAATAAAACCCTACTACACCGCACATCAATCATTCAATTTAGTTCCTGCTTGACGTCTTTTAGCAATCTCTACTTCTTCATCTGCTGTACCACAATGTATCATATTCTTTCTATAATACATTACTAAGCTTATACGAATAGCATCTTCGTCTATCTTTTGTATTGGTGTATTACCGTGCCATTGGTGTACATCTACTAAAAGCAAGTCACAGTTCTGCAAATCAAATGCTACCCCCCACTTTGGAACTACAAAGTAACCACCTACATACCTGCCCTGTCGCAACGCAACTAAGTTTCCAAAACCTTTTTCAAAGTCCCCCTTGTCTGTGTGTACTGCTGTTTGCCAATTCTTGTTTACCGTTACAGTTGTAAAAGCTGTATCTCGTATCACAAAGTCGTCAGACGTTTCATCTGCTACTGCTCGTTGCAAAGCATATTCTTCAGGCATTAGTTCTGCGTAAGCTCTATCTACAAACTTGATAATGGGATATGCCTTCTTGAACTTGCTAAACTCTTTTTCATTGAACGCTGTTTGTCTGCAATAAGGGAATCTAGCATTCCTGTCGAAGTAGCCTATAATACCACTATTGACGTCTGTCAATGCTCGTGCTGTATTAGAAATTGTTCCATCTTGCTTTATAGACTTCTTTTGAAACTTACCATTCTCTTTTTCTCCTGCGCCTATGCCACGATTGTTTGTTGGCTTTGCTGCTCCTTTAAGATTGTCGAATGCTGATTGTGCAATATTAGAAGGTATAACTTTCTTTCTAAACTTTGCTATTGTTTTTCCTGTTTCTTCACAATAAACGTCAGCGTCATACGTTATAAGTGTATTGTAGTCTTTCTCTGACAATAACGCACCTTTTAACTTGTTTACCTCTTCGTCTGTTAAGGTTGGCTTTAGTTTAATCGTCTTTGTGCTGCTCATACATTTTTTTCATTGATTCGTAAACTGTATCTGTAACATTATCCGTGCCTAACTTTTCTCTTAGTACTAATTCCCATTTTTTAAAATTAGGCTCTGTTTTAGTGCTTAAAAATAACTGCACCATCTTGACGTGCGACTTTTCAATGTCATCTTCTGGAAAATCATAATCGCCTGTGTCTTCTATTTCGCTATCAAACTCTGTTTTATCTTCCCACTTTGGTATATCAAGTCCCCATTCTTTTAAACTACTTGTTTCCCAATTATTAGCAAGTACGTCCCAATCCCATTCCCCGAATGAGGAATTATCCTTGATAACAAATTCACGCTTCTGTTCTTCAGTTAATCCTTCTGCTTTGACTATGTACACTTGTTTGTGTCCTAAGTGCTTTATCGCTTCAAACCTCATATTGCCACCAAGAATAACATTATCCTCATCGACTACTATTGGACGTAGCTTTAACATCTGTGGGAAAGTGTCTATGCTCTTGACTAATTTCTTAAACTTATCATCTCGTATTACACGAGGATTGTCAGGATTAGAAATAACTGTTTCAATATTAACTTTTTGTAACTCCATATTTATATAACGTAATTTTTAACTGTTTTTAACATCATCACTTTTTTCAAGAACTGCAAGTAAGTACTCTACTTGATAGTCTTCTAATTGGTCTACATACTTACTTATTAGTTTTTTCTTCATATGTCCTGCGTTCTTAAGACCTGTAAGATTTTCATATAACTTACGCAATTCAGGATTGTACTTAGAATACATTTCATATTGTCTAGCAGCAAACAAAGCTGTACTGTGATCGTATTTTTTTCCATTTGCTCTAAAGAA